AATTCCTGGCGGCGCGACGAATACGATAAAGTGGTTGGCGAGCCACTGGAAGGCGCCCATGTCTACCCATACATGTCTGCGTAAGGCGCCGGCTACCGCCGACACGCCTGACCAGAAATGCAGTCGTCGGGGCGCCTCGGTGAAAGAGGCCCAGTCGCAATAGCTATTTAGCCAGTCTTCAAACTGACGAGGCATGCGTGTTCACGTTTTGCGGTCGATAGCGTGAACACATTATTCACAAGCTCCCCAGTGTTTTGTACTTGTCCCGAGGCTGAAGGGAATCACTAAAGGGTCGGGGTATGGGACTACGATATGAGCTCGCTCAACAATATCCTTCGCAAGCGCGCTCGCTTGTGAAGTGGGCATTTGGCCCGCGAGGGAGTCGTGGACTTGCAGAAGAACTTGCACCTCGGGCAGATCATGATATATTCGCTGCCAGATTCGGTTGATGACGATGGAGACAGTGGACTGGGGAATCCAAGCAATTGCTTCAGGGATGATGGAGTCAGGACGATCAAATATGTACCATCGGTAGCCGAATGTGTTCTCAACGAATCGACGCTGCATAACTTGAGCTTTAACCCTATCATGCCATCGTTTGATTCCAGGGTGAGCTCCGAACCAGATCGACTGTGCGCGATCAACCTCGTGAATCGTCCGTCCGGTATGCGCCGCCATTGTTCGAGCCCCGCCTCCGTAGTTGGTTCCATGGCAGAAGACTTTTGAGAATTCACGCGATAGCTTCCTTGGACCTCGGTGGTCCAGGTAACGGGGGTGGCCCTCGACGAGCTCTTCGAGCGGCGGTGGATCTTTACCGTCGAGGGTGAAGACGTTCATGAGGTGGATGTCTACGCCCAACCGCAAAGCGGTTTTGAGCAGCTCATCGTCTGCCTCCCAACACACTACTTGAAGGTCAGCTCGATCAAGGTCTCCATTGAAGAAAGTGTATCCAGTATCCGGCACGAATATTGACCGTAGGTCAGGGTACTGATATGCCTCGCCAAGTCCGGCAATAGCTCCACGAGCTTTTGCTTTGCCGACGGACTTAGACTTCTCACTGGGTATTGTTTGGAGGTTACAGCCTCCTCCAAAAGCGTTCTCGCTACTAGAGAGCCGATATGTTTTTGGTGCACTTTTGCCACTTGAACTACCTCCGATGTTGTAACTAGTCCGCATTCGGCCATCTGCGTCAAGGCCGGCGGTTAGGAAGGTGCCGACGAAGATCTGCATGGTGCGAATGTCGCTGATCGCATTCACTATAGGCCGCATAAGGGGCTCTTCGCGGGCGATGCTCTGGAGCGCTTCGTCGTTGCATGAAGGCGCGCCCGTTTTGCGGTCGATGCGCACTCTGAGCTTTAGATCGTCGTAGAATAGCGCCTTGACTTGCTTAGAGCTTCGAATATTCAGCTCATGTCCAAGGACTTGGAACAGAAAGTTCTCCCGCCGACCGATCTCCTCTTGGACTTCCATTATCAAGGCGTCTCGGCGCTTGAGATCAATCGCAACCCCCCTTTGCATCGCTTGAAGGACGGGCCAGAACATCTCTTGTTGAGCTTTGTGTACCGCGTTAAGATTAAGCTTGGCGGCTGCCGCCTCAAGCGCAAGCGAGACTTCATAAGTATAAACGCAATCGAGGCAATTGTAGTGCCACAGCTGGTCCTCAGGTTGCCCCGGCAACCAATCTTTTCCTTCATCTTTCCAGTATACATAATAATCACAGTACATTGATGCTAGATACGCAAGGCCCTTTGGGAGGTCACTAAAAATCGAATGCTGGGAAATCATTGTGTCTTGGGTTACTCGAGGCACGAAATGCCAATGCCGCCAGGTATATTGGCAATCATATAGAAGGTTCTGACCTATGACTCTGGCGTTTTTATGCGTAAGGATCTTCCACAGCCACAGCAATATAACCCCTTCCTCATCTTCTGACCAATAACCCTCAATGCGTTCGACGCACATAAAAGGCAGACATATTGCTTCCGTCGCTGACCAACTAACCCCAGCGCACGCGATGTGTCCGAGTCTTGTCTCGAGGTCAAACGAGAGTCGGAGGGGGGCAGTGTTAAGCTTATTATGCACCTGTTCAAGCACATTACATGCAGAGTCAAATGTGGGACGCACTTGAAATACCCACTTCGGCTTGGGATAGGGCTCGCCATTTCTAAACCTCGCTGCGCGACGAAGGTCGCTTACTGTGATGGCACGTTCGCTCCATGAGCGAAGAATATAGGCGGGATGAAATGTCGGAATTACTTTAACATCTTGTAGCTTGAAGGTTGGTGTGCCGCCAGGGATATCACAGTGTAACATTGACCCTCGCCACTTACTTATGCCGAACCTTCCAGTCAAAGCCCACATACTGAGGTTGCCAACAGGAATTATTATATTTGGTTGTACCTGTGCTATCTCAACTACTAGTCGCGTGTAACCCTCGATGATCTGCGGCTTCACCCACCGATCCCTCAACGGCTGCCATTCTCCAGCCGTCTGCGGATAGAACTTAACCGTCGGTTTATTCTTGCCAGTAGAAATCCACTGATTGATGTCGTTAGAGACGCGCTTGCCTTTTTTATAATAGTCAGGCAGCCTGACTCGGCATACGTTACTGACGAAGCACTCAGCGCGGCTAATGCCCGCTTCTCCCAACATTCGGTCCAGCTCATGTCCTGATGCTCCTATAAAGGGCTTACCCTGGGCTTCTTCCTCTGCGCCGGGCGCCTCGCCGATGATCATTACTCGGGCGGGGATCGGGCCGGAGCCGTGGACTTCACGGGGCACTAAAAAGATCCCAAGTTTGAGGGAAAAACTCTGCAATACATTTTCCAACTGCATTGGCGTATTGCCGGATCTCCCACTGCGCATTGGGGTCCAGCCGCAGGGTAAGGAACGTGAGCCAGTTGCGAAGGTTCGCTGAGGCGCGCATCTGGGTGTAGTGCCCGACCGGCATTACAATGCGCGCCAGCTCTTTCGGAACACCAGCAACCAGTGCAGTCTGATATGCCCGCTCAGCATCTTCATACTGACATGCCACCACCCTCAACCACCATGCTACTGCGTCCTCGTCCATCGGACCAAGTCCTGCGGCTTGGCGATTTTGTGTGACGACACGCGCACGTTCGAGAACGTTCGCAGGATCCGGCAAGTAGTACAGGTCCGGCAACGGCGCGTAACGTGCCGACATCTCATTGTACGACTGGGTTCTGTGCCGGTGCCACTCCCGAAACACAAAGATCGGCGCACGCACCTCGATGACCATACCCGCGAATTCAAACGGCGTAGCGTGTTTGTGCTCGTACAGGTACTTTAGCAACTTGGCGTCGGTGTCCCAGCCGCGGAACGAGCCTTGCGTTGACTGGCGTGCGGCCTCGATGATTCCGGCCTCGCAATCCTGATGCGTACCTAGCGGCTGAGCGCTTCCACGGCCCCAACGCTCGATCAATGCGACGTAGCCATGGTCTAGAACATCAACCCGCATTGGCTTTCTCCCTGCGTTGAATCTCACGGTCCAAGTACCAGCGGGCTTTCTTCAGATCCTCGACCGCGTCGCCTTTAAGGCCGGCGCGCCACAAATACTTAATGGCGTTGCCGACGCAGAAGCCGTAGTGCTCAGCAATGTCCACGCACTCAACACCACTCGGGTGCGACGTATAGTGTTGTGGATGATTTACTGGGTCGTGTTTCATTTCAGTTCCCCTAATCGTCGAGCGGCTATCCCATACGCCGCCTCATCCTTCTCAATCACCGTCGCCTTACACTTAACCGCGTGGGCGGCGGCGAGCAGTGTTCCTGTTCCGCCGAAGGGATCGAATACCATATCCCCAGCCCTCGCGCTACGATCGAGAAGATCGACGAATAATGCTATAGGTTTCTGCGCGTGATGGCCAAGGTTATCATCGGATTCATAAATGAGCACATCGCTCTTGAGCTTATTCACTGGCCGATTCCCTTTAACCGCGAACATGCACAGCTGATACCGCCTCATCGGCCCCATCTCAGGCCAGGGTGCGCGGTTCGAGGTCGGATTATTCCACACTAAGGGCGTCCGGAAAGTCTTCCATCCCGCCGTCTGCATGTGTTGCTTCAAAAGAACGAAATTGTCCACGTCGCAGAAGACATATAAGTGAGCCTGGGGCTTTGCAAGGCGGAAGAGCTCCGGACCAATACGAGACATAATATCATTCCACGTTGTCCAAGAGTCGTCGTAGAAGTGAGAACCAACTTGGTGCCCGCCGCCGTCTCCGAACTTGTCCGCGTCCAGACCGTATGGAGGATCAGTAAGGATAACGTCGAACGAACCGTCTGCAATATCTGGCATAAGGTCAAAGCAATCTCCTAGGCGAAGGTCGTGTAGCGAGCTGAGCCTTGCGCCGACTCGGCGGGCGAGGTCTACGCTTTTCTGCGTCTCCTCCCGCCTCTTGAGTACCTTGAAGGCGTCACGGACGTTCGTCTGCTTTCTAATTTCAGGGTCCGCCAGATGAGGCGCGACAAGGAGTTCCATTCGTGTCTTGTCAGTGTTCGAGGGTAGATCAGGATTACCATGCACTTCCTCGGTGATTTGTGCGATGGTATAATCTCCGCCATCAGCTTGAGCCCGTGCTTTTCGGCGACGATAAAGCTCGGAGGTTGCCTCAGTCTTTTCGATCCAAGTAAGGTCAACACGGCGGGTGTTCTCCTCGAGTTCCATCTCGTATGCGTCGTCCTCGTCCATCTCGCCTTGGAAGATGCAGGGGACTTCGCCCTCTTCGAAGTCGTACTCGCCGCACCGCACCTTCTCGCCGAAGAACCAGACGAGGTCGAGGGCCTTGAGGCGGCGCTCGCCGGCCACTAGTATGTAGCCTAGACCTTCGCCCAAGCGTACGACTACTGGTGCGATGAGGCCATTTCTTATGATAGAAGATGCGAGGCTCTGAACATCTTCAGGCTTGGTCTCCTTCCTCTGACGATTTTTAGGAGTGAGGATATTGCTCGCAGGAATGCGATGTATTTCCACAAGTGGACTCCTTACGCCTGAGGCTTTAGAGGTTGGCCGCTAGTGTCCAAGAGGGCGCTCTTGAACATTTGAGACTGGACTTCTTTAATGGCGGCAAGGCACTTCTCGGGCCAAGAGTATATTGCAAAGGTGAGTGAAGGTCCGGTGAGATCGAACTCTATGCGGATTTTGCCGCCTTGGATGAAGGTGCCGCCACGGAACTTTGGCTCCCGCGAGAGGTCGAGGCTCCCGTCTATCTTTACTGGTACCCGGACGATGATGGAGCCGGCGAGGGTATCGTCATAAGTCTCGAGCCGCCAGAGATTCTCTTCACTCGGCGATGAGATCTTGATGTCCATTTTTGGGCTCCTTTTGCCAATGATTAAGGGCTGGGGCTGGCGGGCGTGGACGCCCTTGGCGAGGGCTTTGGCCTTACGCTTAGCACGGGCTCGACGCTTTTCAGCTTTCACAGGGCCTCGATGATCCGTTCGTATTCAGCCCAGTTCACTTGAAGGTCGGCGGCTAGGAGGCGCTCGTAACCCGATGCGCGCTGGTGCTGTTCGTAGTAAGGTGCGTCGGGATCGTCGCCAGGTTCTGCGGCGCCCTTGAAGTTAAAATCGAAGTGATCTACCTCGGCCTCCGTCACGCCATCGACTCGGCAGAGCAAAGCCTCGATGAGTTCGTGAACGGCGACGAGGGCTTCGAGGCGCCAGTCTTTAAGCTCTGAAACAGAGATGCGTAGCTCATCGCCCTCGCGCTGCCAATCGCCGCAGGTGTCGTAGCGCTGGGCGCTGTGGGGAATGGTCTGGATTACGATTCTCATTCTAATTTCTCGGGCGCTGGCGCCGCTTGCTGCTCATTCCAAGGATTTATGCTTGGATTGCTAACTCCACCGTTGTTTCGGATTTCTGCCCATGACCACACCTCAGCACCTGCAACATGCAGCAAGAATTGTATCTCGCCCTCTGGCAACTCGGGATGTGCTGTAGCACGTAGTAACTTTTGTACCGCCTCTGAAATATCACGCTTCTGTTGAACAGAGAACATAACTGGCTCCTTTAAGGTTTTTCAATCCGCGTTATTTCGCCTGAATGCGCGGCCCTCAGTCAGGTCACGGTGGCCCAGGACGGGCTGACCTAGCGCTTAGACCTTTGCGACGCTGTCGATGTTGTCGAGCAGCTCCCCCTGGTAAGGCTCGTGCTTCACTTTGACCCTCACCACCCTCCCCTGAAGCTGGCGGGGAGTGAAGGGCTGACCAGGCTGGTTGAGGCCCGTGGCCTCGCGGATCTGGCGGAACCCCGGACTCTTCCCCTTTCCATAGTCGATCCCGCCGGAGGGAGAAGTGTCCACCCGCCCGCTGTAGGTCAACGTGACCTGATCCACACCTATAGATGCCTGAAGGTCGGCGTACTGCGTGAGATCGATGGTCACAGGAATATCGAGCCAGGTGTAGCGCACGCCGAGGTTGGTGTCCTTCTTACCTTCGGTTTGGCGGAACTTGGGCTCGCCTAATGTACCTTGGTACTCCCCGACGGGTAGAGGGGGTCGGCGGACACTGGCCTCGGTGGTGGTTGAGTCGAGGAATCGAGATGGATCGAATGGTGAAATGTCGTTCACTGAGAATGCTCCTGAGGTTGATGAAATCGTGTTATATGGTGTTGCTGCCGTCGTGCTCAATCCTAAAGAACTCTGGGCCAGCCTCAACAGGCTTGTCTGGGTTGACCCACTCTTCAACAC